TTTAGTGATTGTCTTCCAATTCTCCAGTGCCCATAAGCGCGCAGACACTTCATCGCACTTGAATCCCTCAACGTCGTACATGTACAACCGCACGGTAATACGGTCAGCGTATGCGTTGTAATCCAGACTGACACTGTTGTTCTTAGTGTCATCAAACGCCACAAGTTTAAGCAGTGGAGTCAGTGCGCGTCGTGCGCGTTTGATAGCGTCGCGTTCTATACGTGCTTGACGCATACGTGATTGCATATCCTTCGTATGAGCTTCGAAGACAGCGGAAACGGATTTACTAGTAGCCATGGTATTGTCCTTTCGAGACGGTTGTGTATGCACTGCAACCACTGCAATGCATGAATACATATTGCCATAATTCATGGTATATGTCTAGTTTGACGCGGGGATAGCGCGACCCTACCCACCCAAACGGCTCGCGGGTCCCATCCAGTCCCCCATACCCTTGAACATGCACAAATAACCTCACTCATTTCCAAAACACCCCCCACCCCAAAAACAAAACCCCACGTAAAAAAATTTTTTACAAAAAATTCCAGAAAGTGCTATATACTGCCGCCATGACATCTCCATTAGTGCCAACTATTGAGGAGAACATTCCTCTACCAGACAATGCTAAAGACGCATTTCCAGAGCTATCCCCGGCTCAGGAACTGGAGATGCGCGCCAATGTAATTAAGTTAATGTCAGACTTAACAGGCGACCCCCTTGCCCCAACACAGGACAATGCGGATCAGGCGAAGCAAATAGCTAAAGACATGATTAACGATCCTAGGCATAGACCCAATTTTGCCCAGTACCCCAATGAGACCCTTGCTTATCTAGCAGGCATGGTTGCCCAGATGAACATATCTATAGTCGATGAGCTATCAGACTTAAAGATGTATGTTGTCAATAAGCTAGTGATGGAGGTAGAAAATGCCAAAGACCCCAAAGCCCGCATTGCAGCCCTAGGAAAACTAGGTGAAGTAGATGGGGTAGACGCCTTTAAGAAGCGCAGTGAAGTTACACACAAGGTACAAACCCTTGAAGAGGTCGAGAAAGAACTTCTTGAGACCCTTGGTGTACTAGAGAACAAAGCTATAGACGTAGAAGCTAGGGAAATAGTCAGGCTTGAGGCTCAAGATAGTGAGTGAAACCTTAAAACTGACCCCAGAACAGCTATTTAAGCTGCGGCAAGCACTGCCGACCATGCCCGAAAAGCAAAAAAGACGAGTTCTTGAGCTTTTGAAGGCCTATGATACTCAAATAACCCAGAACTTGGGTAAGGAGAGCTTCCTTGACTTCGTTAAACATGTCTACCCCGGATACAAGGTGGGACCTCATCATCTCAAACTGGCTCAAATATTTGAAGACATTGCCGCCGGTAAAAAGAAAAGGGTGATTGTCAATATTGCCCCCCGTCACGGCAAGTCAGAACTCATCTCATACCTTGCCCCAGCATGGTTTCTAGGTAAATACCCCCAAAAGAAGATCATCATGTCCTCCCACACAGCCGATTTGGCTGTGAATTTTGGTCGGCGGGTGCGAAATTTGGTAGGTTCAGAGAGCTACAGGGACATATTTCCGCAGATAGAACTACAAGCAGACAGTAAATCTGCCTCACGATGGGGGACAAACTTCAATGGCGAATACTTTGCTATCGGTGTTGGTGGCGCTCTTGCTGGTAGGGGCGCTGATTTATTTATTATTGACGATCCACACTCTGAGCAAGAAGCTAAAACCGGTAGACCCGACGTATTTCTACCTGCTTGGGAATGGTTTCAGTCTGGCCCTCTTCAGCGTCTTATGCCGGGAGGGGCTATTATTGTTGTGATGACCCGCTGGAGTAAATTGGACTTGACAGGTCAGATTGTCACCCAGATGAACCGTGATGAGGGTGTAGATAAGTGGGAAGTGATTGAATTCCCAGCTATTAAGGATGACGGAGAAGCACTATGGCCCGAGTTCTGGCCTGTAGAGGAGTTGCTTGCCAAGAAGGCAGGGCTGGATGTGCGCTACTGGAATGCCCAGTACATGCAAAACCCAGTATCAGAAGAAGGTGCGCTTATTAAGCGAGAATGGTGGAAAATTTGGGATAAAGAAGACCCTCCCGCCTGCGAATTTACTATTATGAGCTTGGATGCGGCACAGGAAGCCAACAACCGGGCAGATTACAACGCATTAACTACTTGGGGTGTGTTTTTTAACGAAGAAACTAATAACTTTGCCATTATCTTACTTAATGCTATCAAGAAGCGGATGGAGTATCCAGAGCTTAAGAAGTTAGTATTAGAAGAGTATAAAGAGTGGCAACCTGATGCGTTTATGGTTGAGAAAAAGTCCAACGGCTCGGCTTTGTATCAGGAATTTAGGCGTATGGGTGTACCTGTTGGAGAGTTTACCCCCGGCAAGGGGCAAGATAAAATTGCACGGGTGAATGCAGTGAGCGACTTGTTTGCTTCTGGCATAGTATGGGCTCCAGACCGCAGGTGGGCCAAAGAGGTCATTGAGGAGTGCAACGATTTTCCTAGCGGTGCTAACGATGACTTGGTAGACTCAACTACTTTAGCATTATTAAGGTTTAGGCAAGGCGGGTTTTTACGTCTCCCTTCGGATGAGCCGGAGGATGATTTCTTGTACAGAGCCCGCAAAAAAGCGGCGTACTACTAAGGATAAATGATGGCTACTAATATGGACAGAGCGCTATACGCTGCTCCCCTAGGACTTGACCAGATCAGTGATGATGAGGAAGAGCCGATACAGATCACTATTGAGGACCCTGAGTCAGTAGATATTGAAGGTCCGGGCTTTGATATGCACATGGAGAAAGCCGAAGAAGACGAGGAAGAGTTCAGTAAAAACTTAGCAGAAGAGATTAGTGAGGGTGATCTAACGCAGTTAGCTGGAGGCCTCATTGAAGACTATGAGGCAGATATTTCTAGCCGTAAGGACTGGATACAAACATACGTTGATGGTCTACAGTTGCTAGGCCTAAAACTAGAAGAGCGCATGGAGCCGTGGCCCGGCGCTTGTGGTGTCTACCACCCCTTACTGGCAGAGGCTGTGGTTAAGTTCCAAGCTGAGACCATGATGGAGACATTCCCCGCATCTGGCCCGGTTAAGACACAGATTATTGGCAAAGAGACTCCAGAGAAAAAGGAAGCGGCTGAGCGTGTTCAAAATGATATGAACTATCAGCTAACTGATGTGATGGTCGAGTTTAGGCCTGAGCATGAGCGCATGTTGTGGGGCTTGGGGCTGGCTGGCAATGCGTTTAAGAAGGTGTACTTTGACCCTAATTTAAATCGTCAGGTGTCAATGTTTGTGCCTGCTGAGGATGTGGTTGTGCCATACGGTGCTTCAAGTATTGAGTCCTCAGAGCGGGTTACGCACGTGATGCGTAAAAGTAAGAACGACTTACGCCGCCTACAGCATGACGGGTTTTACAGAGATGTGGATTTAGGCGACCCCATCAACACGATGGACGATGTAGAGAAGAAGATTGCAGAGAAGCTGGGCTTTCGGGCTACATCGGATAACCGTTATAAGCTCCTAGAAATGCAAGTTGAGCTAGACCTCAAAGGCTACGAGCATAAGGACGATAACGGTAAAAAGACAGGCATTGCACTACCGTACATTGTTACGTTAGAGAAGGGCACTGGAGAGGTACTAGCGATACGGCGCAACTGGAGGCCAGAGGATGACACAAATCAGAAGCGGGCTCATTTTGTGCATTACCCATACATTCCGGGTTTTGGTTTTTACGCTTTTGGCCTTATTCACCTTATTGGCGCTTACTCTAAATCTAGCACTAGTATCTTGCGCCAGCTTGTTGATGCTGGCACTTTATCTAATCTACCCGGTGGCTTTAAAACTCGCGGTCTTCGTACGAAAGGTGACGATACGCCTATCTCGCCGGGGGAGTTCCGAGACGTAGATGTGCCTAGTGGCACTATCAGAGATAACCTGATGGCGCTTCCCTACAAGGAGCCTAGCCAAGTGCTGATGGCTTTGTTGGGGCAGATGATCGACGAGGGACGTAGCTTTGCAGGGTCTATGGACTTGAACGCATCGGACATGTCTGCGCAGGCTCCAGTAGGTACTACGTTGGCTATTCTTGAGCGCAGTCTAAAGACGATGAGTGCTGTACAGGCACGCATTCACTATGCGATGAAACAGGAGTTTAGGCTCCTCAAAGAGATCATCCGTGATTACACCCCACCAGACTACAGCTACGAGCCAGAAGAGGGTGACCGCAAGGCTAAGCAGTCTGACTATGACATGGTGGAGGTTATCCCTGTTAGCGACCCTAACGCCACTACTATGGCTCAGAAGGTTGTTCAGTATCAGGCGGCTCTCCAACTTGCGCAAACTGCTCCTCAGTTATACGACCTCCCCGTGTTACACCGTCAGATGTTAGAAGTCCTTGGTATCAAGAACTACCAGAAGCTTGTGCCGGTTGAGGATGACATGAAGCCACGTGATCCTGTAACGGAGAACATGAACATCCTCAAGGGCAAACCGGTTAAGGCGTTCCTGTATCAAGACCACAAGTCGCATATTGCAGTTCATATGGCAATGTCGCAAGACCCGCACATTCAGGAGTTGGTAGGCCAGAACCCACAATTGGCCCAGCAGATGATGGCAGCGGGAGCAGCACACGTTGCGGATCACTTAGGTATGGAGATGCGCAAGCAGATGGAGCAGGCGATGGGTCAGCCCTTACCAGCTTACGAGGATGACCAAGATGAGAACATGATGTCTCCAGAGATGGAAGTTAAAGTTTCTCAGATGGCAGCGCAAGCATCACAGCAACTACTTCAGCAACACCAGCAAGAAGCTCAGCAGAAAAAGAACGACCAGCAAGCCCAAGACCCACTTATCCAGTTGCAACAGAAAGAGCTTGAGATTAAGCAAGGTGATTTGCAGCGTAAGCAAGCCAAAGATCAGGCTGATATACAGGCCAAGATGGCGCAGATTGACGTTGAGTTGAAACGCATTGAGGCTAACCAAGAGACTGAAGGGGCCAAGCTAGCACTACAGCAACGCGCCGCAGATAAGCAACAGGAACAGCAACATGAGGTAACTGGCTTCCAAGCTGGATTAGAAATGCGTAAGCAACAGGCGCAACTAATGCATCAACTTGAGATGGCTCAGGTACAGCGAGAAGCACAAACTTCAAAGAAAGGTAAATGATGTACGAGACGCATAAGTTACTTGGGATCATTAACGAACGAATTGACGAAGGAGTCAAACATATCGAAGAGGCTCTAGCGGCTAAGTCTGCTAAGAGCTTTGACGAGTATTGCGAGATGTGTGGGGTTATCAAAGGTCTACTCACCGCTCGCACTTATCTATTAGACCTTACACACCAACTGGAGAAGTCAGACGATGAATGATATTGATTTAAGCAAAGCGGTGGACCTGTCCGCTGTGATGCACAAAGCAGCAGAAGAGAAAGCAAAGCAGTTACCCGCACCGTCAGGTTACCGGATTCTGTGCGCAATCCCAGAAGCTGATAAGGAGTATGAAGGTAGTGGGTTAGTTAAGGCAGATGAGACTATGCGCAACGAGGAGCTACTGACTACAGTACTGTTTGTTGTTGATTTAGGCCCAGACTGCTACAAAGACGCAACTAGGTTCCCAACTGGACCTTGGTGCAAAAAAGGTGATTTTGTCTTGGTTCGGCCTCACGCTGGCACTCGACTTCTCATCCATGACCGTGAATTCCGCATCATTAACGACGATTCTGTCGAGGGTGTTGTAGAAGACCCACGGGGTATTAAACGCAAATAGGAGCGCACATGGCTACATTTAAAGGTGAAGAGTATAAGTTTCCTGACGAGATTGATTCCGAAGAGAAACTGGAAGTTACTATCCAAGAGGACGATGACGACATTAAAGTCGAGATCGTTGATGACACTCCTAAAGAAGACCAGCATATTGATCCATTGCCAGAGTCTATTAAGGATGACCTTGAGAAAGCTGATGAGTCTGCTGAGTATTCTAAGAATGTAAAGCAGAAATTTACTCAGTATAAAAAGGCTTGGCACGATGAGCGTAGGGCTAAAGAGGCTGCATTTCGGGAGCAGCAAGAAGCCTTGGCAGCGGCGCAGCGCGTTCTTGATGAGAACCGTAGGCTAAAGAATCTACTCCAGAATGGAGAGAAAGAGCTTATTTCTACGTATCAGAGTTCTGCCCAAATGGAGTTGGATAAGGCTGAGAAGTCTTATAGAGAAGCCTATGACTCGGGCGATTCTGACAAAGTATTAGCAGCGCAGCGCGAGATGATTCGTGCTGAAATGAAACTAGATAAGACTAAAAATTTCCGTCCCACTGTACAAACGGACGAAAATGAGGTACAAACTACCCCACAGCAGCAAGTTAGCCAGCAAATGGACCCGAAAGTGGCAAACTGGGTGTCCAGAAACCCTTGGTTTGTATCACAGGATAAGTTTGCGATGCGCAAATATGCCGAAGGGGTCCATGAGGAGCTTGCTGCTAAGTATGGTAGAGCATTCGTAGGTACTGATGAGTATTTCACTAGTATCGACAAAGAAGTACAACGCAGATTCCCAGAAGAATTTGCAACTTCTAAAAACGATGATGGCGGTAAGCCTCAGCGTACAAAGCCAAGTACGGTAGTAGCGCCTGCAAAGCGCAGTACCGCACCGAAACAAGTCGTGATGTCCAAGTCACAGGTTGCTTTGGCTAAAAAACTTGGATTAACCAACGAGCAATATGCTCGTGAATTTACAAAATTGGAGGCCTAAAAATGGCTGAGAACAGATTACAACGCGAGATGACTGCACGGGTAATGGATGAGCGTCCTAAACAATGGATGCAAGCTGAATTGCTACCAGAACCTGATAAACAGCCGGGCTATGCGTACAGGTGGATTCGGGTTTCTACTTTGAATCAGGCTGATCCTCGTAATATTTCGGGCAAACTCCGAGAAGGATGGGAACCAGTCGGGCTTGAAGAGCAGCCTAAATTTAGGTTAATGGTCGATCCCGGTAGTCGATTTAAAGACAATATTGAGGTCGGCGGGTTATTGCTCTGCAAAACCCCACAAGAATTTGTTGAGCAACGTGATGCGCATTTCGCAAAACAAGCACAAATGCAAGTGGATGCTGTAGACAATACTATGATGCGCCAGAGTGACCCGAGGATGCCGATGTTTAAAGAGCGGAAATCTTCGACAAGCTTTGGAAGAGGTATTTAATTTTTAGGAGTCCTTTATGGCTTATCCGGTTATTGATGCCCCTTACGGGCTAAAGCCGATCAACCTGATCGGCGGTCAGGTATTTGCGGGTTCTACTCGTGAATATCCGATCACCAACGGTTACTCTACAAACATTTTCTACGGTGATTACGTAGGCTTGTCTCGTGGTGAAATCGTCCGTCTGTCTGTGTCTACTGGCACAGCAGGTAACCAAACTGGCATCTTTTTGGGATGTTCGTTTACCAACCCCGTCACAAAACAAAAGCAATTTCAGCAATACTGGCCCGCATCAACTGCGGCTGGCGATGCAGTAGCTATTGTTGCTGACGATCCTGACCAAGTATTCAAGGGTGTTGTTTGCTCTGCTACTACCGCTGTTGCTTCTGGCGCTCGCGCCATGATCGG